CATAATTGTGATTAACTCATTTGATAAAGTTACACCTGATAATAATGCAGCAGAAATCCATTTTCCTGAATGCTCTCCTGAATAAGTTGTTGTAATTGATGTTGTTGTTGCCATTTTTATTTAATTATTAATTATATACTTTTTCTAAAATTGATGAGATTTTCGATTTACCTTGTTTACCAAATCTTATAGCTTCCTTTTCTACTTTGTTTTCAGGATTAGCTTTGATTGGTTTAGGCTCTTCAGATAATTCAACCTCTTCTTTTACTTCCTCTTTAACTTCTTCTACTTTTGATAATTCAGTTATCTTAGCTTTTAACTCTTCGTTTTCAGCTTTTAACTTTTCAATCTCTTCAAAGTAAGTTTCTTTAACAGTAGATTCAACTACTTTCTTAGCCTCTTTAACAGGCTCTTCACTCATCATTGGAGCTTCTTCTTCTACTTCTTTCATTTCTTTTTCTTCTTCTTTTTCAGCTTCCATCTCTTTAACCTCAGAAAGAACACCATCTTCAGTAGCCACTAAAACGCGACCATCTTCTAATGAATACTCTCCTTTTGGTAAAGGAATACGCTCATCTTCATTTACGATTGTTACAGATGCACCTGCTTCTAAAGCATCAACTTCGATAACAGTACCGTTGTCTAACTTCATCTGCTCTGCTAACTTAACAACCTCTTCTTGTTTTTCCATTCCTAAGAAAACTTTTAATGTGTTAATTGCTTCTATTACTTCCTTTTTCATACTTATATAACCTATTTATTAAATTTTGTTGTAAATTCTAACCTGAAACCCTTGTTCTTGAACGAGTTCCATTTACTTCTGTTTGTGTTACAGTCTCTAATCCTGTACCTGTAATGTTTCCTATTCCTTGTGATTTCAACTCTCCATCACAACACTTTTGAGAGTACTTGCCATTCTTACACAAGCACCCTCTTTTTCCTCCTTTTGGACTTACTTTTTTATTCATATATTTCTAATTTAATACTTGCATTAACTAATACTCCATCTGCTGTACCTGATGAACGGTTATAAGTATCTATCTTAACACCACCACCTGACAATCGTATAGCTGTAATGTATGGAAATTGTGTGAATCCTGCAGTTAAAATAGCATTTGAAGCACTTATAGCTTCATTAAATAACATTGTGTAATCTCCAACACCATCATACAAAAATGTAGGTGTGTAACCTAAAGTATTTTTAATTACTGTCATAGTTGGTGCATCAGTTCCTGACTGATTAAGGTTAGCATATAACACTCTACTTGGTAAACCTAATTCACTTTTAATGTTAGCTACTGTAATCTTTTTTGTGCTACCATTATTTATAACCAATACATCTGTATCAGTTAAAGTAGTTTGTTCTGTTAAATCTTGTATTCTCATTAGTTTAAACTTTTAATTATTAAGTTAATCCGTTAATGTTTACGTTTTCAATATCGTTAGATACCATACTATTAAGTTGCATCTTAGTATAGTTTTGGTCAGCAGGATAAACTTCATTTCTAATTCCATTTGCATAAGAATCAGAAGTACCGTCACCCATTAACCAAATTTGAGTATTACCGTAACCGTAAGTATAATTGTTAGGTGTATAAGTTGTGATTGACGTTGAAGAAACCCATCTTACAAATTGACCTACTCTATAATCGTCTTCCCATTTTTTAGGGTCTGTAATCATAAGCTCTATCTCGGCATCATTAGGCATAGCAAAGTTCGCTCTAAGTGTAGTTATAACCATACTTGCTACTTTACCGTGAAAGTTTCTGTTAGCACCACGTCCTCCAATAGTAAAATCACCTGTAAAACTTCTATCCATTCTACCACCTGTAGAAGTCCAATTAGCACTTGTAGATAAGTTACTTCCTAGTGTAGCAAAAGAATCACCACTACTCATTAACCTAATATCAAAAGCATCGGCTAAGTTAGAAGCAGTAGCATCACTTCCTGAAAGTCTTGTACCTTTATGAGCTATGTAAACTCCGTACCACGTATTACTCTGAATCCCTGCAGCAACTCTACATTGATTAAGAGAACCAGCATTAACTCTACCCCAATTGAATTGTAATTGACCTTGAGCATCTACTTTTAAGTATATGTTATCGTCTCCTGAAGTTGCACCCTCACCTTGATTCCAAATATGCTGAGTAGAACTATTTAAGTCAGCTTTAAATACTATAGTGGTTGCCCAAGGCTTAGAGTTTGAATCACTAGCTGTCTTAGTTAAATCAGAGTTAGGTGGTACAGTTACACTTGAACCATACATTCTCAAAGCAGTAATTGTAGTTGAATTACTTACTTGCTTTAAATGCTCATTAGAACCACTAAAATCTAAAGCCTTTGTCCAAGGTGTTACCATAGTACTTACAGGAGCTACATCTGTAGCTGTCACATTCATACTACCAGTTGTACTGCCATAAGAGTTCCCTCTTGTTACTGTAATTGTATAAGTAGTATCTGCTCCTACATCAGTTAAGGTTCCCTGCACCATAGAATATCCATCCCAAACTAAACCACTTCCACTAGGCGATATACTAACTGAAGTAGACCAATTTGAACCAGCAGGGTTAATTTGTATATTAACATTAGTACCTTCTTCTTGAGTTATATCACTTTGAGAAAATAATGGTGGTGTTAAGTCTGAATTAGTTAATGAAGTAATCTCAGTCCAATTAATTGCATTACCTTCAAATGTCTGAGCATTAGTTGGTGGTACTGTAGCAGTCATTGTACTATTTGTATCAGGCATATACCAAGTAGTGTTGGTAGGGTCATCTGCGTAAGTATGTGTGTGACTTGTACCTGTTCCACCCTCTTGTAAGTCGTAATAGTTAGCCTCTTCTTCAGTAGCAAATAAAGGATAATTATAAACACCATCAGGACTCTCAATATATCTAAATTGCATAGTCGGAGCAGCAGGTTCTAATAAGTGTACTTTTGGTAAAGTGTGTAACCTTACATTAGTATCTCCCATCTTAATACCTAATCTATACTCAACACCCTGTACAGATGGATAGCTTGTTCTTGCATGAACCACCCAATCAGTACCATTTCTTAAAGTTTCTATTGAAATAAATCCATTAGCATCTAATCCAACTCTTACTTTAATAGGATTACCTGCTAACCAATCAGCTTGTTCACTTGTTCCGTTAAAGTTGTTCCATCCTGCTCTCTGAGAATAAGAAGTATTAGCACCGTAGTTAGTCCAAGAACCATTAGGTGTAGGATGAAACCAGTGCGAAAACTGAAAACCTGCGTGTTGACTGTTATATGTACCAAAATTAGCAGGATTTGCATAGGTAGCATTACCACTATAATATCCGTTATCAAAAGAATCTTGAGAATGTACTAAACCAAAACCTATAGTTCCTTCTACTCTAATATCAAAAGTAAAGTATTCTCCTGCCTGGTCTATTGTTTCAGTTGATAGATAACCATTTAAATTTCCTGAAGCACTTGCACCAAAAACATCAGCACCTACAGGGTCTATAGAATTACCTACATAAGTAGGCGAAACAATATCAACACCACTTACATCAGCAACCATAGTAGAATAAGGGTCAGCAATTACAACTGATTCAAAAGCGCCTACAGTAAATAATTCGTTTAAGTAGTTTATAACATCGTTTAAACCTCCACTAATAGCGTTACCATTCCCATCACATACATTAGTATGGTCTAACTTAGTAAAGTGTACAATATCTCCTAATTCGCTTTGAATCTGAATCAATCCATCTCCATTATTTACAGCTTTAATGGTGTTTACTCCATAGCTATAACCATTGTCTAACATTACAGAAGTAGAAGTGTCATCTAACTTAAAACAAACTGTTTCATCTGTTAAGTCAGTACCACCACCACCAAGACCTACAACATTAGCTTTTTCAGTAATATAGTCAGCTGTGGCTTGTGCATCAGCAAAACCATTACCATCAGCATCTACAAACTCAGTATAAGGTACTCTGTAGAATTCATATTGAGTAGTCCCTGTTTGAGATGTGATAATATCGTTTATAACATTAACTGTGTTACTATCTGTACTATCTACTTCTCCACTTAAACAAGCGTTCCAATAGGTAGGATTTGAACTACCATAAAAGTTTATACAATTACCTTGTTCGTTTCTTACAATTCTTATTGCCATTTTTTATCTAATTACAGTTATTAATAATCCTAAAGGTTGAATGATAACAGGATTATCTGCTTTAATTGCAGGTAAAGTCAAAGCATTAACATCTTCATTACTTATTACCCATGCAGAAATTTCAACCCTATTTAAGTAAGTGTTCCCTACAGTACCACCACCATAAAATACTGGAGATGCTGTTAAAGGAAAAGTAAATGTAATGTCATCTTCATCATTCCTATTAGAATACCACAAAGCAGGTTCAATTGTTGTGTTCGCAATCTGTGGAATAACATTAAAATCAAATCTTACTCTTAATTGGTCACCATATTGTAAATCATTCAATCTGATTCTACCTGTTGAACCCTCAAATCCTGTCCCTGTAGAAGATGGGTATTCAGTATCAAAGTCATAAGTGTAATCTACTAAACTTGTAACACCATCAGGTAAAGCATACCCATTAAATAAACCTACGTTATCTAAACCAGTTACATCAGGTGTATTCCAATACGGATTATCAACTGCTAAATGAACATCATTATCTAATGATAACACCTTATACAATTCGTTATCTACATCAGTTTGAGTGTAGTTAATACCTGCTCCTGCTTCCCATACATAATTGTTATCTAATGGTTTACCTGCAAATGCACCTGTATGTGAATAACCTGCTGCACCTTTACCACTATCAACGCTTACCCATTCAGAACCATTCCAAAACTTATTTACTTTCTCGTTAACATCATACACAATAACACCCTCTTCAGGATTCAACATAGAGATTTTCTCTGTTGTGTGCTTATCAGGTATAACGTTGTACGATGTATTCCTAATTGTACCCATATAAAACTATTTTATTGATTTTAAAAATTCCTTAATTAATTCTTTAGTTTCTTCATCCTCGCTTAACTTTGTTTTCTCTTTCTTGATTTGCTCTAACTTACGAGATGCCCAATTAATCCCTGCATCGCCTCCCCAAGCTAACCACATCAAACGTCCACAACCATCTCCTAAATCTTTCTTTGAGTTTTGTTTATGTCGTGCAAATGATGCCATTCTCGAAATAGTTTCTTCTGAGATCGCCTCTCCTTTTGCTAATTGATTTGCTCGTTGTTTACCTACAGAAGTACCACAAGAACCCCATCCGTTCTCTTCTGCATATCTTAATGCTGTCTTTGCATTGTTACTTGCTGATTTTGGATAGTCGTTATAGCTTTTTAATTCTACTTCTTCACTCATTTCTAAGTCTTGTAAACCATCAAATTTACCCTCAATAGAATATCCTTTGTAATCTCCATTCTTAATATCATTCCATACATCATCATTGTATATCTTTGACATCATTACCCATTCGCCACCTTTTGGATCTAAGTTGTATAATTAGATTTGTCGTTTTTAGGGTCTTCAACTATCCAAGATTCAATAACATTCACTCCTGTAACATTCTTTTCGTGTTCAACTGTGAACTTATTTAGGTTTAAATTTTTCATATACAACTCAGAAACCTGTCTAACAGTATCTTTTGAAAAGAATACATTAAACTCTTTATCCTTAATTCTTCTGTAAATCTTCTTATCAGGAACTAAAGCAAAACCTACAACTATACGTTTATCCTCATCAATAACTTTTAGCTTAATCTCTTCTTTAGATAATGCAATAAAGTCTTTTTCTATTGCAGGTTTTTCAACTAATGATACAGCAAACACTCCATCTTCAGTCTCATCTCCTATTGTTAGTTCAATGTTTTGTAGTTTTTCCATACTATTATAACCTTATTTTTTTAAAATGTTGCGTTTTGTATTCTATTACGGTCCAATGATTGTGCTGTTGTTACATCTCCACTAACTACATACGCTTTTACTGGTTGTAGTTCTTCAGTTTGTGATATTCCTGTAGCACCTACTACGTTAAAGTTAGGCGAACTTAGTTGTTGTGTTGAAGTGTTACCTGCTACATTAGGTACTGATGGACTCCCTACACCACCACCACTCGAATTAAATTCAGTAGATGCAATTCTTTTAACGTTTGCTAAACCTGCTGTGATTGCTAAACCTGCTGTGATAAATGGTTGTGCAGGGAATAGTATTGTACTTGGATTAGCTGCAGCACTTGCAAATATAGCCTGAGCACCTTTATAAGTATCTATAATAGTTTGTGCTATACTTACTGCTTTTTGTATCTCAAATGCTTTCTTTTGTTGTCTTTCATTCTCCCCTGCAAAAGCACCTACAATATCACTAACAGCACTAAATGTTTGATAGGTTAATTGTTTCTTTGCTTCAGATAATTTCAACTCTCTATCAATATCTTCTTTGTTAGCTTTATCTTTTAAGTCTTTTTCTTGCTGTGCAAATCGTTCCTTAATATCATTTTCATTAGATAATTGTGCTTCTAATAATACACTTGTATCTTGACCATACTGCTCTGCTAAAGCAATTAGTTCTGCATACTTATCATAGTTAGCTTGTAGTTCTTTTTCTATATCACTTTGTAAAAACTCATCTTCAGCTTCTAATATTCTTTTAAAATCTTCAGCTTCTTGTTCTGCTAACTTCTGTATCTCTTCTAAATGCTTTTTATCAGCTTCTAATTTCTTAGCGTTCTTTTCATCGTTTGCAGCTACTTCAGCATCGTATGCAGCTTTTCTAATTGCTTTCTCTTGTTCTATTAATCCTGATATTTGACCTGTAACCTCCTTTTGTTTAGATAAT